GTCATTTCGGCGGTCGTAAAGTTAACGCCGATGTGCTTCTGCGAAGCAACCGTCAAGGTCGTGAACTGCTCGTTGTCGTCCTGAACTTGCAGGGCGGCACCGTCAGTCACAAGGGCGCGGTCCGGCAGACGGATACGCAACGTGGTGCCGATCTTGGCGCCTTCCACGGCATACGAATCGTCGTACTGACGGTTCACGTTACGGGTGATCACAAGGTTGTTCTCCAGGATTTCCAGAGCCTTCCGAGTGATCATGTCAATAGTAAGAAGTGTATTAGCCACTTTCGTGTCCTCAAAAAGATGTTAGCGGTTACGCGCTTCCCACTGCTTAATCTGTCGCTGACGCTCGCGCTCGATCCACTCTGACGCACTCATGGCCGCAATGGACCGTGGGTCTGTCGTATCGTAGACCGGAGCGCCAGTGCCTTTTGCCGTGACAGGCTTAATAGGCGGGGGCGCACTGGTAGTCTTCTTAACCGGGGCGGGACTGTCGGCCATTTTGGCCTCAATCTTCCCGATTTCCTTAGCCTGAAGGAACTGCGGTAAGCGGGAAATGCGCTCGGCTTCCTTCGGATTAGACCCCAGAAAGTAGGCTATATCTGGCCCCAAATCTGACGCCTGAATCGTCTGTGCCATCACAGTCGTGATCGGCAGCGAGTTGTTGTACGCGACTTGTTCGAAGTCGTCGTACTTGTCACGCGCCGCTTCTTCACGCTCGTGATACGCCTCTAAGAGAGCCATCTGCTCCCGCTCTGCTTCGCGTCGGGCGAGGAGTTCCGTTGCTTTGCGTTCGGCCAGAGCCTCGGCATAAGCCTCGGGGTCTTCGTCTCTGCTAGGCAGTGCGGCTGGCTCAACCGGGGTCGATTGCGCCTTTAGAACCTGCTCTCTTTCCCAACTCTTACGCGCTTTCCTTAGTCTTTTATCAATGACTTTATCCAAATCATCTTGTGTAAAGAGTTTTGGTTCAGTCTTCTCCGGCTCCGCTACCTCGGGGGTAGCATCTACGGTTTCCGGGGCTGCCGTAGCCTCGGGTTCCGACACGGCCTCTGCCGCTACAACTTCAGGGACTTGATTTTCGTCCGACATAAACTTCCTTACGGAAACCTGGTGAACCGCACCAGTACGGTCAAACTTTAACTTACAAGTTGCGTCAGCGCAACATTAAGCCGTAGTGCTGTCAGTAATAAGCCCCGTGCTTGCGAGCGCCGTCAGCAAAGATGCGAGGGCTGCGTTGCCACCACGGGAGCCAGTAATCGTCTGTTTAGTCTGCGGCGAGGTGCCGTAGAAGCCAATAGCCGCTGGGCCAAGACTTAAGTTTTTGACGTTTTGACACCAAAACTGCTGTTGGCCGGTGCCGAACAAGAAGTTTACAAAGTCTTCCGGGCTACCAGCGGTTAGTGCAGCGGCAGAACCTTGAACGAACCGTTCCGTTCCGCAAATCACATCGGCGCGAGCATTGGTCTCGTTAATGTCGTTATACGCGTTACCGACCACGTTCCAGTGGTGGTAATACGTGCTGTTATCAATTAGGTCGTAGAAAATGCAATTCTTGACGATGCTGCGTCCGGCGCCGACCACAATCGTGTCTGTTACAGAACCGGCAAAGCAGTTGGAAATCTCGCTCATGGCGATAGCGCCAACCGTGATCGGGTTGAAGTTACCCGCGAGCGTGGTGTCCATTATTGACAGGTGCAGGCCGCCCACAGCGCCGGTCTTAATGCCGTTGCCGAAGTTGCCTTCGAACCATGCGTTTTTAATGGACGCGACGGCATAGCCGACTTCATCGTCCATCGTCACGTCGTAGTAGATACCGCCCGTGCCGGTGTCGCCCGAAGTGCCGTTAAAACTAATGTCGGTTCCGACAACATGCACGCCACCGGCTTGCTTGATGTACAAGCCCCACTGGCTGTTACCGCTGAACTGACCGCCGTAGAACGTCACCAAGTTGCTGTAGACGTTATCGGCAGACTTTTCGCAGTAATAGCCGAACAGGTTTGCTTGAAACGTGCAGTCGTACACGTCAAACACCAAGCCGCCACGGCAATACAAACCGTAGTTGCAGTTTTCAATAAAGACGTTACGCAACACCCAGCGCCCATAGTTGGTCGCTCGAAGGCCGTTGACGTTGCCGACGCTGTTGCCGTCAATCTCAAGGTCAGAGATTTCGCTGTACGGCTCCAGCATGGACGCGATGCCAGAGAAGTCCAGCACAGGCGTGGCGTCAGAGCCAAACTTGCGAAGGACGGTGGATCGCTTGCCGCTGCCTTTAATGTTGACCGTAATCGGGTTTGTCCAGTTACGGACAATCGAGGTCACGCGGTAAGTGCCAGGCGGAAAGTACACCGTACCGCCACCCGCACCGTACACGTAATCAACAGCAGCCTGAATGGCCGCCGTGTCGTTGGTCGTACCGTCGCCTGTAGCGCCATACGCCTTGACCGACACCATCTCGCCCAACTGGGCAATGGTTGCCTTCTTGGTTACGCCGCCATCAACGATGGGCACCACAGCGCCAACGGATACCGGATTGGTTGCAGCGGGTAACTGGGAAATCTTAATGGTGGACATGTTTTACTCCGCCCAAGGCAGTGCAACAGGTACAGATTCGTCTTTTGGCGGCTGAACGGAATTAACCAACTCAGCCGCTTTTTGTTCCCACGCTTTCTTGTGCGTGAGGTTCCAAACCCAGTTCAGCACAATCTCTTCGGTGAGATTAGCCAGCGGGATGAAGTCGCCAGAAGGCCGGGTCAAGCGTGTCACTTGGTTGAGCGGGCCAAGGCTCCACTCGACAAAAGCCACGACGTTCTCATGTTCGTCTACTTTGGGCAGAACCCGCAGACCTTCGACCTTCCAGTTAGCCATTATTCTTCCTCAGACTGTTTAGCCTGTGCTTCGGCTTGCTCTTTAACCTTTACCAGCAACGGCCATGCACCGCTGCTCGTTGGGAGTTGCCCCAGCACTTGCAGGATGGCGTTTACTTCCTCAACAGATAGTTCCAACTTAATCATTCTGCGCTCCACGGCAGCGGCTTGGCGACGGTCGGCGGGTTGACGAGCATATTTAACTCACGCGCTACGTTTGCCTCAACCTCGGCCTTGTCCACGCCGTTTGCCCACACCCAGCCCAGCACATCGGCTTCGGTCAGGTCGGGATACGCCACGAAATCATCGCCCGGCGAGGCAAAGCCCATGCTGCCGTAGTTGGATGCCGTCTTATCGCCATCGCTAGCCGAGCAACGGTAGGCAGCGGTCACCACAACGTCGGTGTGCGAGCCGTCTTGCGGCTTGACGATCATGCTTTCAATTTTCCAAGTAGCCATTTGAATCTCCTATTAACCGCAATACAATACAGTCGGAACGCAGTACGAACCATCAGCGTACTCATGCGTCTTAACCGTGCTTGTGACTTTACCAATGGTGCTGCTGCGAATAATGTCGTCAGTCTGCACACGCGCCGTGCCGTCGCCGTTAGACTCTAACAAGTCGCCTTCTTGCACCGTGACGTTGCTATTGACGCGGCAAATAAACGCACCAACTGACGTTACCAACATATCATTGGTTTCAGTCCAATCGTTATCCCACGCCATAAACACGCCGTAAACTTTTTTGCTGCCAGCGGTGTCGCTAACCTTTGATTTGGGCAAACGCTCGTTTTCACCATCAGGCCACACACAAAGTTCGTTGATTGACTCCATTACCGTGCCGCGCAAAATGTCGGGCTTGCTGCCGTCTTGCAGTTGCGACCAGTGAGACCCCGCAAAAGCGTTGTAAGAAACGGTGTTGCCTGATACCGAGATATTTCCTTCTGCAACGCCATCTTGATAAAAATTTATCAATACTCCGTCAGTTGCTTTTCTGTTAATGCGTACTACTTCGCCATCAACAGAAGCACTTAACTGTCTGCTTGCGTTAATTGCAACGCCTTCAACATTGCTAGTTGCTGGGTTCAAATCTGTAGTCAAAAATGACGTCCCACCCGCAAAATAATTCTGCGCCGTCCCCGCTGCATAGAAGTTCCAGCGGTTAGAGCCAGAGGCGATGTTGCTGTAGAAGCCGAAGTTGTTGGTGGCTCCGGTGAGGCTGGCATTAGCAAGGAAACCAATTTGGTTGGTTACTGTTGAGCCAGCGCCAAAAGCAGGCGCACCGGCTCTGAAATGCACCAAATCACTTAACGTAAATGCGGCTGCTTGCGTTGTCGGAAATGTATTAAAAATTGCCGCAAGCGAAGTTGTCCCGCTTGGAATTGTTGCATTTAGATTGTATCCGACCGTTGTTGCGGAACTAGAGGGCAATGTCCCGCGAACTTCTACTTTGGAATACGCATCCGCCGTCCCGCCAATACCGACGTTGCCGGAGGAGTCAATGCGCATCCGTTCGGCGCCGTTGGTATTGAGAACAAGCGCGCCGGTTGATCCATTCTGCCAAGTAGAGTTGCCGCCTACATCGTTCCACAAAAGAAACGATTTTGCGCGTGTGGTTGGCGTACTGAAAACAAGACCGCCACCCGTATCGGAAAACGATTGATAAAAAGCCGAGTTACCAGTGGAGTTACCCGCGATTACAACGTCTGACGCTGCCCACGTTGGCTGTGTTGGTGAGGTACCAGATTGAATTTGAAGTTTTGCGTTGGCTGTAGTCGTCCCAATACCGACGTTGCCCGACGTATCTATCCTGACCCTCTCGCTGCCTCCGGTGAGGAAAGTTATCGGAAGATAGGAGCCGGTGCCGCTTAACGTAGCGGCAATCTGTGCGGCTGCCCCGTCCGTAATACCAAGTTGAAGCCAACTTGCATTGTTTGGATCGCTTTTACTTAAAAGAGAAAATGCGGAAACAGTCCCGGTTCCACTAGGTATGGCTCCAAACCGTGTTGCGCTATCTGCCGTGGACGTTTGGAAGAACAGACGGTTAGAAATCGTCGCATTCGTCATGTCGCCCGTGATGCGCTGGGCGGTGCTGGAGAACGTGAGGTTGCCGGTGGTGATCGTCGTCGCAGGCATTGAGGCTGCGATGTTCGTCAGCGTTAGTTTGTAGTTAGCGCCGGATCGAGCAACAACGTACTCGTCACCAGCCTGTGCCGGGGCACCAGACGCTAATTGGGAAATCTTTTTGTCAACAGCCATATCAGTCTCCGCTAAATGGTGCGGCAAGCCTTGAAAACTTGCCAGAAGTATGCGTTATCCGCCCTACCCGTTCAATGGCCCTATGCCGAACATACCAATGTTGTAGTAAATCTTGATCTGCGAGCCTTCACCGCCGCTAATCTCGGCGTCGTAAAAGACTTGGGAATTCACTAACAACGGCGGCAATATGGCGTTACTGCTGGCAACAACAGGGTCGTAAAATACCTGTGTATTGGTCAGCAACTCAGGGGCTATTGTAACCGCCCCTCGCAGTACGCTCGCCGCGTAAAACGTCTGCTCGTTGGTATACAGACCCGGCAGCAGCGTGTTACTAAACGTCGCTGTCGGACCGTAAAACGTCTGGTCGTTGGTGTAAAACGGAGCCGCGAGGCTATACACAGACCGTGCCGTTAGGGCATAGAAGGTCTGGGTATTGGTATACAGTTCCGGCTCTAGGGTGTCGCCCGTTGAGGCCTCGCCTAGCAGCAATCCTCCGTCTTCTAGGAGGATATTCCCGCCGTCTTCTAAGACAAGCGGGTCAGTCGCGGGCATCGGCACGACTGCGCCTGCCCGTTACAGTTGGAAGATGCCGGAGGCGTTCCAAGTGATGACGATATCGCCACCATTGGGCGTCACCGGCAATCCCGTAACGCCCGTGTCGATATAGGCTACAAGGCGGGAAGTGGCCGCACTGCCCGTATCAATGTAGATTAGCAGCGCCTCGATGCTGGCTCCCGTAACCGCCGTAAAGGTCACGTCGTCGCCATCAAACAGACCGTTGGTAACGGTCGTGTTGTTGATGGTCTGCGGCGTCCCGATGACGGCAGTACCCGATACCGAACTGTAGAACTCGTCCGCAGCGTTATAGGTGTAATTGCCGGTATCAATCAGGGCAACCTTGACCGTGCCATCGTTCAGATCGACGTTGGCAGAGGCGTCAAGGAGCGCCTGCTTGTACTTGGGATAGACCGCATTAGCCATGCTTTTAGACCTTCAATGCAGCAAGTTTGGCGTTAAAGGCAGCCTTGTCGGCTTCCAACGCCTTACGCTCGGCAGCCACCTTAGCCTTGTCAGCCTCAACGGCGTTCTGAGCGTCAGCCAGCGCAGCGTTAGCCGCAGCCGAACTCTTGGCAAAAGCCACCTTCTCGGCTTCAAAGTCAGCCGATTCGCGGGCAAACGCCGACACGTCAGCCGATAACTTCGCCTGAGCCGATTTCAGCGCCTCTTCGCGCTTGGCGACATCTGCGCTGAGGGCCAGCACAGCGGCCTCAGAAGCCTTCACAGACGCCGCAGTGGCCTCTGCCGCAGCCTTGATCTTTTCGGCATCGGCAAGCGTTTTGACCTTGGCGTCGTGGGCAGCGACCTGCTCCAACATGCCGCGCAGTTCCTTGATGCGGCTGTCAAACGCGCCAGAAAGGGCGGCATTGACGGCAGCGACATCCAAAAGGGCCAGATTGTCTACAGTTTGGGATGAAACAAACATGGGTTAGTCCGCCATTCCAATGCAAAACAAGTTGCCGTTCGCCACTTCTTGAATAGCCGATACGGTGATCGGCGCTCCAGTCGTGTTGTCGGTCGGGATGATGATGGGCGCGTTAGCCGGAATCGGCAGATCTGCCGTCGTTGCGGTTGCGCCCACACGAACGTAAGCCGCCGTGCTGCACCACAGCAGAACGGACGACGTAGACGGCGGAACGGTCGTTGAGCCTGCCGTGCCGGTGTATGCAGTCTTCGTGGCCGACCCATAGATCGGGCGACGAATGACTAAGCCAAGTGATGCAGCCATTTGAGATTACCTCAAGCCAAGAATTTCAGTTTATAAATCGTAGACAAGTACAAGCCAAATATGGCGTCTAACAGGTTTTGCAGCGTCGTGTCGTCTTTACTGACGACTTTATACCGCATTTCCTCAAGTTCCTTAAGTTCCTTTTCCAAAAAGTCAAGCACGTTGTTGGACTTCTGGGCAGAGGCTAGGGCAATCGGGCCGATCAGCCCGTGCCGCCCCTGATAGGCTTCCGCAAAGTCGTCTGCGAGCGGAATGATGCCCTCGTAAAACTTCTGTAGCGCCTTGTGCTTAGCGTAGTTACGGGTATTCAGGTGCGTGGAATGGGTCACATCCCGCGCTAGAAATAGCCGTCCGATAAAGACTTCGCAGGTCATTGCGGCGGTAACTCCATCGGCATTTGCGGTGGCATTTCCATCGGCATTTCAGCCTCTCTAGGGGCCGGGGCTACAAGGTCGTTGGCGGACAGCATCCCGCTAATCGTGCCCATTACGATGTCTTGAATCTGCTCTTCGGACATGCCCGCCTGAACCGCGCTGATACGCTTGGTCTCGGCGTCATACGCCTTAATCTGCGCTTCCTGCTCCTTGATACGCAGTTCCGTCGCTTCCATAGACTGCGAGACATTTCGGAGCATCTGGAACATCTGATCCATCTCAGCGCCCATCGCCTCAATCTGCTGGTTAGCAGCCTGCAACGCTGGGTCTTCGTCAGGATCGGCAAGCAGTTTCGGATCAATAGTCTTGGAGAGACGCTTGGCGATTTCCTGCGCTCCCGGCCAATCCATGTTCTTGACGAACAGGTCGCCTGCCACGCCCCAGAGGTTCGGGTTGGCTTGCAGGATTTGCGACATCGCGTCCATCGCCTCTTGACGCTTGGTCATGTAGGACGGGCCAGTCGTAACGGCTACGTCGTACTTACCAACGGACGGGTTGTAGATTTTCTCGATGACAACGCCAGCCTGATCCATCAACTTACGGACAGGTTCTTGCTGCATCGGGTCGATACGCACCGTCGAGGTTTCCCCGTCGATGCCGATGATGCGAGCGATACGCTGGGTATCGTAAATCTTCGGAATCAAGTCAACGAGTTGACGCGTAACGTAGCGGATAGCGCGGGCAAGGTTATCGACGTAATGATATGACCCCGTATCGCCCTGACGTTCACGCGCCAATATGGCCCGACCCGAGCGCTCGTTCGACGTGGCGCCAAGGCTAGAGTCATAGTAGCCCGTCGTAGACTTAATGTCGTCCGACGCGCCCATCTTAGCCTGAATAAGCCCCGTTTGTGCAAGGGGTGGGGCGGCACGTTGGGGCAACGGCAGCATGTTGCCAGCGCCGTCCGTAACGTCAGGATTGACCTCCAAATACGGCCAGTTCTGGGTGTTTGCGGTCTTCCACTGATGCTCGTATCCCTCGAACTGCCCGCCATAGCCGATAAACGGCGCTTTGGGGGCCAAGGCGAGCATTTCCGCCTCTTGGGATACCCAGTAGTTGTACATGCGCTGCGCGTCTTTAGCGTTACGCACGAGGCCGCTGATGTAGATACGGCCCTCAACCTCATACTCGTTGCCGACCACGCGGACAACCGGAATCGACTTACCCGGCCACTCCTGCTCTTCCAGCACTTCGTAGCCGTTCGTCTTCATCCACTTAATCTTGCGGATGTCTACGTCACGGGTGCGAACAGGGGCAAGGCCCATAGCCTCCATTTGCGCGGCTTCGGGCGAGTCAGCGTAGGCGGTCATGCCGCCCGGATACAGGTTTAACTTCGCTTTTTCATAGTAAGCGTAGAAGTATTCCGCAATCCGTACTGAATCGTCGGTAATCCACTGCGCCAGATTCTCGTCACCAATACCACGGCTCTGGATCGACGAGATGGGTTCGGCGTCAGGAAAATGACGCTCAAACTCCTCACGGGGCATGTCCTCGGTTATGAAACACCATTCTGCATC